TTGCTGAATGTTCCATTTGGTCTTCTATTTGAATTAATGCATTACGCATCTGCCCAGTAGTAAAATACTTTTTATTCTGTGTATTGGTCATAAACTTTATTAATTACGTTGTAGGTTGTTACAAAGGTTGCACATTTAGGCATATCTTTTAATCTTCTTGCACCAATATAGGTACAACTTGACCTAACACCCCCTAATATATCTTCTATTGTTTCTTTAACAGCACCTCTATCAGGTAATATTACTGCTCGTCCTTCATTACCTCTATAACCGTCTTTTCGTTTTCCGTGTACTTCTCTTGCTCTATCAGAAGACATCCCATAAAACTCTCTTTTACCATCTTTACTTTCTACTTCACTTTCATTATGTCCTGCTAACATTCCACCTAACATCACAAAATGAGCACCACCACCAAATGCTTTCGCAATATCTCCTGGCATATTACAACCACCATCTGCAACTATATGACCACCAACACCATTAGCAGCGTCAGCACACTCTACTACTGCACTAAATTGAGGTACCCCTACACCTGCCATTGTTCTTGTTGTACATACACTACCTGGTCCAATACCTACTTTAACTACGTCTGCACCTTGTATAATTAGTTCTTCGGTCATTTCAGCAGTTACTACATTACCTGCAATTATAGTTTTGTCTGGATACTCTTCTCTAACTGCACCAACAAAATCTGAAAAGTTTGTATGGTAACCATTTGCAACATCTACTGTAATAAACTTAACATCTGGAAAACTCTTTAATACTTTTTGCATTGTAGTATAATCTTCAGCATTATCATCCCATAATTTACCTGTGCCTGTACATACTGATAGATACTTTAATTTAATACCTTCACCTACTGCTTTTCTCCATTGTTCTATCGTTGTTGTCTTTGTAATCGTGGTCAACATCTTATACTCTTGTATAACTTTCGCCATACTAAATGTTCCCACTCCATCCATATTACTTGCTATTATTGGACAACACTCATATGTTTCACCAGAATTTCTAAATGTAAATGACCTAGTCATTTCTACATCACGTCTTGATGATAATGTTGACCGTTTAGGTTTCAACAATACGTCTTTATAATCTAATTTTACTTCGTTATCTAATCTCATTGTACTTTTCTCCAAGCTGTTCCATTTTTTATTTCTGTCATAGTGAATTGATTTGCTAATAAACTATGTATCCATTTTAATCTAGCAGGTTTTATAGGTTGTTCTATTTTACTAAAATCTGTTAACCCCATTGGTACTCCCATATTCATTTTATCACAAAATACAGGTACCCCATTTAAAACAGCGTCAACTACAACTGCTGAATTATGAGATACTATAGCATATGCACTTTGTACTTCTTCTCTTAAAGGTCTGCTACTCTTTTTATCTCTTACTTTAATAGGTCTATCTGTATATTGTTTTAAAGTCTTTATAGTATCATCAACCCAACTACCTATATTATGATATGCTATTTGAAAATGAGAAGGTGCTATAATTAAGATATAATTGCCATCACTTTTCCAGGGTTGTAATTTTATATACTGTTTATACTTTTTAATTCTTTCATTATCTTCATCTGTTAGTTCTTGTATAGTTTGTATATGATAATGATTTTTTGTTAATCTATATATTCTCTCACCAGTTACCTTTGATGGAGAGTGTCTATTACCATATAAGTAAGCGTGGTCAAAATAATAAAACTCTTTACTTTGTTTTAAAAGTTCGCCTGTGCCTCTTAATATTCCAAAACAAGTAATAGGTTTATCTATATCAACATCTTTAACATTATGTAATGTTCCTCCTGCACTTGAAACAAAATGTCTTACAATATCATCTGTTGCTGGTCTAGTTAATAATCCTTGTATCATTTAACCATATTTGTTTCAGTTGTTTCTTCCTTTAATTTTAACCATTCTTCTGCATAATCACAATTTAAATAATCTACAAACCAAGGTCCACCTTCTGTAAAATGGACGTTCTTAACATCATCTTTCTTTTGATATTCGCCACTTAACCAATTCCACTCTAAAGGTAGTCCACCAATCATATCATCATTTTCTAACCATTTAAATTGATGTAGTTGTAATCCTGTTGCACTATTCACATAATCTGGTGTTAACGCTGTACACTTATCACAATTCATCAACATAAAACTTGACCAGTTTTTCTTTTCATATTTTGTTTGTGGTTGACCTAAAAACTTCTTTGTCTTTCTTGGTACATAATCGTGCTTACATACTTGTACAGCATAACGTTCATCCCTTAATCTCCATAACTCAGCAATATCTGTTAACATTAACTGGTCACAATCCATAAACAATGCCCACCCCTTATAATTCATAAGGTGAGGTACTATAAATCTACTAAAACTAAATTCAGTTGATTCTATATTACTACGTTCTCTAGTAAAATTATCTTTTATATTTTTTAAATATATTGGTGTAATAGATACAGGTCTGGTACTATGTTTTAATATACTATATGCAAGTACATTAAAAGCAACCTTCTCTTTACTATCATACCCAATAAAAATATTAATCATTACTATTTCGTTTTTATAGGCATTCTTATGTTTTTACGCAACGCTCTTACTAACTCACCTAACTTATCAATAATCGCTATCGCATCCTCATCCGTAATATAATGTCGTTGCTCTTTAAGTTCATCATATTCTCTTAAAGGAATCGTAACCGTTCTATTAAGTTGGGTTTCGTTTTCATATGTCAAGTTATGAGCATTGTCTTGGTCATCTACGCCGTTTGTCATCTGTTTCTTCTCCATTCTGGACTATTTGGTTGGTATTTTCTTTTACCTTTTCTATGGTCTATATATGGGTTAATAAACGTATCTCTTGCCATTATATGTCCATTTCCACCATCCCCTAGTGGTTTTTCACTATACCTGGGATCGTTTTTAAACATTTGCCTAGTACCGTCCAATGTATGGCAATCTGTCCAAAAATTCTTTCCTAATTTCTTTATTGAATATACTTTATCTGTTACATACCAATTTTTATATTCACGAAAAAAGTCATTGGCTATAAGACTTGAATTATTAAATGCAACAAAACCTGTTTCTGTATATTGTGATGGTCTATCATAAAATGATAAAAATGTTAACATTGGTAAACATTGCTGCCACCAAAGACGTGGTATTGTGTCCATAAACTTACAATCACTATCTACATAAAATATTTTATCTGCCCAAGCTCTTGCTGCCGATTGAGCAAATACTTTATAACTAAATCTTATCGCTTGTTCATAAAAATTATTTGCTACTCTATGTTTATTTCTTTGAATAAAATCTTTTAAATCTGGTTCAAAATCATATATATTTTCATACTTTACTTTGTCTACTTTAGGATATAAACTTGGACTATCTTCAACAAAAACAAGCATATGTGGTTTTTGATTTGTTGCCTTGTATGAGTCAATTAATTGATGAGCATAATCATCATATAATCTTTTATTAAATGTTGTAACAAATAAGGAACTGTTACCGCCTAAAGGAATGCCCATTATATACAATTCTCTGGAGCATCCCAAAGTCTTGGTACTCCTGATTGATGGTCACTACAAAATCTACCAACATCTGCGTCAACCATTTCTTTCATTAAACTCTCTACATTATGTTTATGTTCCCAACCTAATACTTCTCTTGCCTTACTAGCATCCCCTTGTAATACATCTACCTCGGCAGGTCTTAAATGTTTCTTATCAGTAGTAATAATTAACTGATTGCCGTCTGTAAAACATTGACCATCTTTCCAATAATGTTTTATATCTTTATAATCTAATGCCATATCTGCAAATTCTTTTACTGTATGAATTTCACCAGTTGCTAATACATAGTCATCTGGTTTATCGTGTTGTAGCATTTGCCACATACCTCTAACAAAATCTTCTGCGTGTCCCCAATCTCTTTTTGCATTTAAATTTCCTAAAACAATTGGTCTTCCTTCTTGCAACCAATGTGCTAAACCTTTTGATATCTTTCTAGTTACAAAGTCCTCACCTCTATGTGGACTTTCGTGATTAAATAAAAGACCACAACAAGCAAACATATCATACGCTTCTCTATAATTAATTGTTATATGATGAGCATATAGTTTTGCAACACCATATGGTGACCTCGGCCAGAATTTTGTTGTTTCTTTTTGTGGCGTTTCAAATACTTTTCCATACATTTCACTTGTACTTGCTTGATAGAATTTTATTTTAGGATTTACTTGTCTTATACTTTCTAGTATTCTCAAAGGACCCATTGCGTCTATTAGAGTAGCAAGTTCTGGTTGTTTAAATGATAACCATACAAATGATTGAGCAGCTAAATTATATACTTCGTCTGGTTGAGATTCCTCTATTGCTCTTCTTATATTCGCTTGGTCTATTACATCAAGTTCAACAAACTCTATTTGGTCTGTAATACCCATTTCATCTAGTCGCCAATGTTTTGGTGATGTACTTCGTCTTTGTCCACCAAATACTTTATAACCTTTTTCTAATAACAATTTAGCAAGATAAGCGCCGTCTTGTCCAGTTATACCTGTAATCAATGCTCTTTTCATTTTATGTCCTTTGTTATGTGATATACCATATCAATATTTTCTTTTAAATCTCTTATATCATTTCCTATAAACAAACCATTGTTATGAATATAATCTGCATTTGGACAACTATTATTATAATAATCAAGATAATCTATTACAGGATTGTTCATAAAATTACCTGCAACAATAGGTCTACACTCTACTCCGTTTTCTGTAAGTTTCTTAACAAGTTGGTCTCTTTTGCCTTCATATTCATCAACTAACAAAATGGAAAATCCAAACCAACTAGACTCTCCTATTTCTTTTTGTAATTGTACACCTGGCATTTCTTCAAACTTATGTTGAAAATAGTTTGCATTACGAATTCTTTGTGTTCTCATTTCTTGTTCTTTTTTAAGTTGTACACTTCCAATTGCACCACTCATTTCTAAAGGTCTTACACTATAACCTGGAGTTACAAACGTAAAACTATCTTTAAACTTATCACCTGTCTTTTTATAAATCTTATTATCGTCTGGTAAATCTCTACACCAACCGTGTGCTCTTAATGACCTTAAATAATCAGCGTCATCTTTATCTCTACAAGCAATCATTCCACCTTCCATTGTTTGTAAATGGTGTGAAAAGAAAAATGAAAAACTACCTAACTGACCAAACGTACCACAAAACTCATAATTATATGTCTTTGCACCTAAACTTTCACAATTGTCCTCTAATAATATTAGGTCGTGTTCTCTAGCAATATGATATAATGAATAATGGTCACAGGAGTTACCTAAAAGATTAACTGCAAATATAGCGCAAGTGTCATCATTAATTGCTTCTCTAACTTTATTAGGGTCTATATTTAAAGTTTCTCTATCTACATCTACAAAATTTAATTTGAAACCGTATTGTTGTAATGGAAAGAAAGTTGTTGACCAAGAAACAGCAGGCACAATTATATTACCACCTCTTTTATATTTTAATTTTAATAATGCAATCATTAATAGATTGGCAGTTGAACCACTATTAACCATAACTGCGTCTGCACATCTAAAATATTTGGCAAACTCTTGCTCAAACTTCTTGACGTGTGGACCCATTGTATATCGCCCACTTTTTATGACTTCCTGTATTGCGTATAATTCTTTATGATCCCAAGTATCACAAGCTAATGGATATTTCATAATTTTCCTTATATATTCATCTTAAAAACCTTGTACCAAATCGCAAATGCCATTATAGTAAACAGTTCTTTTTGTGAGCGTTGACCAATATTAGGTAATATTTTCTTTTCTCCAGCTTTATTTAAACCTTTTGACCAACTTTCTCTTTTATTACACATATATTTATCATCTATTTCGGACTGGTTATATTCAAATATTTCTTGCATTTCTTTATTTGATAATACATTCCTAATATAATCTTTTAATACATTTCTATCCTCAGCTCGTTTGCTAAGTCTACCTACAATAAATTCATCTGTAGGAAATCTCCAACCAGTTTTCTCTCTCTCTAATATTTTTAATGGTAATCTTTTATAATATGCTGTCTTTAATAGTGGTTTATTATAATATGCCCAATTATCTTCCATAAAATTCTTGTTGATTTTATGTTCACTAGGGATACTTCGTATATAATCTCTAAAAGTTTTATTCATAAAAGGAAATCTTCCTTCTAAACTAAATCTCATACCTAACTTATCATTTCTCATTAAAAAATCTTCTGATAATGTATTTAAACACTCAATGAACATAAAATCATTTCTTTCATCACCTTGCAAACCACCTTTTGGAAACCAACTATCAAGATACTCTAATTGTTCTTCGTGTGTTGCCCATAGTTCTTTATTTTTTAATTCTCTATGATTAGCACATAATGCTTTTAACTTCGTTGCCCAATCTGGTTGTCTATGATGTTTATAACCACATAACAATTCATCTCCACCATCACCACTTAAAGTTACCGTTATACCTTGTTTCTTTATATATTCATTAACTCCAAAATATACAGGTAAACTTTTACTTTGTCTAGGTTCTTCTAATGCTAACGCTGTATTTTCCCAATTATCTGTAAAATATTGTTGATTAATATATAGTTCTCTATGTTCACCACCATATGTTGCTGACATTTCTTTTGCCAATATACAATCTTCGTTAGACCTTGATTTCCAATCATAAGTTTCAAATTTTGAACTAAATGTTTTTGGTTTTGTTTGCCACAATTTTGACATTTCATAACAAATAGCCGTACTATCAATACCACCACTTAAAAACAATCCAATTTCTCTACGACCCATTAAGGTTTCTTTTACTGCCTGGTGTAATCTATTTCTAACTTCTTCTTTAATTTTACCTACATTTTTAACATTTCTTAACCCTATTTGTCTATTATTAATATTAGTAGAAATTTTAGCACTAGTTACTACGTTCATCTTAACAACTTCACCTGGTACTAATTTTTTAATACCTTTAAACAATGTCAAATAACCAGAATTATATCCTTGTTTATAATACTGTTTGAATGCCTCTTTATCTACTTTTCTTTCAAATCCTAATGTTAATAAACTTTTAATCTCGGATGAAAAAGCAAACTTACCATTTATATAACCATAATAAAGAGGTTTAGTTCCATTACTATCTCTGGCAATAATTAATTCTTTTGTCTTCTTATTATAGCAAGCAAATGCAAACATTCCATCTAATTTTTCTATAAATGATATGCCATATCTTTCTAAACCTAACATTAAAACTTCCGTATCTGTATTAGTTTTAAGTTTAAATTCTTTACCTAGTTCTTTGTAATTGTATATCTCACCATTATATACTAACACCCTATCGTTATGAATCCAAGGTTGTTTTGAATTTTCTGTAGTGTCTATGATTGATAATAAATTATGACCTAAAGTAATATCTTCATCTTGCCAATGTCCATTACCATCAGGTCCTCTATGATGTGCTTCGCACAACATTTCTTTTATCAAACTAGTTGATGACCATAATATTCCGTGTATCGCACACATAATTATCTTTGTAATAACTCCTTTATATAAGGTATAATCAAGTGTGAATTAAATTCTTCCATATCAAATTCTGTATGAGATACCATTTTATACCAATTTAAAACTTCTAGTGGAGTAGCATAATATATCTTCTCTATCCTATCAATACTAGTATTGTTTAATTTAATTCCAAAATTCCATTTTGAAGTAATACAAGGTATTCCTAAATTAATAAGTTCAAAAATACTTGTACTTTCTCCTAACACACCACAATAAACTCTATCTACAATAGTTCGTAATTTGGTCTCTCTTGGTAAAACTTCAACATCTTTCACCAAATCTTTAACTACAATTTTACTTAATGGGTGTGGTTTAACTATAATTTTTCTATTTGTTGCTAGTCTAACTCTTTCAACACTAGTTTTAATAAATTCTGGTACAGAAACAGAAGATGTAGGGTCATATTCTAAACCAGGTATAATTAAAACTGCACCATCTTTATTATTTTTCCATTGATGTGGTTCTATATTCTGCAACTTTATTTTATTTTTCTTTTCAGTTTTTTCAATCATAGTATGTAATCTTGATGGATTTGAATTATCAACTTTACACCATTTAGTTCTTCCATATGTCCAATGACCTAACCCCATACGATAATATCTTGGACCTGTATTTTTATACCAAGAATCTATGTAATTACATTTTATTCTTGATAATGTAGCACTTTCAGTTACAATAACTTTTTTATTATACATCTTTGCTAGTTCTTGAACAAAGACATTTATAAATTCCATTCTTGCACTTCTAACTTCTGTGCTTGGTCTTCCGTGAGCTAGTTTACTATCTTCAGCATAAATTTTATCTGGTTTCCATTGTCTTGCTGGATTTGTACTACCCCAAGTACCATCAACTAGATAAGCGTCAGCATTTTTTATCCAATATAAATCTTCTAAAGATATTGGTTTATCTTTTACTTCAGCAACTCTATGTACTGACATATCAGATTGTGAATTAGAATTAATAACTCCACATATTGCTGCCAATGCATTACCCGATCCAAAAGCTACTATCTTTTTCATTAATCTTTATTCATTTTTCACATTATAAAAAGTATATTTAACTGTTAATTCTTCCCACGCTTTTATAGGTCGTTCAGTATATAAAAAATACTTATTATAGTCTTCAACATCTTCACGCCCTAATACACCTCTAACCTTTATACAGTTTGGTTTATCACTATGATTAATATGTCCACCTAAAGGTGTTCTTATAAGTTCATCTTTAACAACAATATGACATAAACCTAACTTTATATCTTTCTCAATAAACTTTGTTGTAAATAATCCTTGACCTTCTATAGAAGATTTTTTAATTATTAATCCGTCTGGTAATGGTTTATACATTAGCTTGGTCCCATTTTATCATCTTTATCTCCATAATGTAAATAAGACATCATAACATATTTTGGTCCACTAATTGGTTTTAATCCAGCGTGTGGATGAGTCCAAAAAGGTGGAAACATTAACAATCTTCCTGCTCTTGGTGCAATCTTTATTTCTTGTTTTATTAAATGTGTTTCACCGCCTTCTTCAACATCATTAAGATATAAAATAAAAACTAAAAATCTTTTTGATGAAGGACCTTTAGAACGGAGTACATCAACGTGGATTTTAAATTCATCTTTATCATTAGGTAAATACTTTTTTATTCTTATGTTTTCTCTATCAATTACTGGTGGAAAATCTCCTTTATCACGTATATTCAAATTTTTCTTAAATCTATCTGTATATATTTCCATCATTTCCATAAATTTGGTTTTAGTTTCTATCCAAAAATTTGGATTAGAAGATGTATCTAAATCAATTTCAGTAAATTCTTTATTACCAGTTTTAAATGCTTCTACTTGGGATTTATCCTTATGAGATATCTGTTCAAACTGTTTAATAAACAAGTTACACTCTTCAACTGGCATTGCCCAATTATACACCATCATATTATTCCTAGCAAATTCATCCATTGTTTCCTTTGGTAAATCTTTTAATCTAGTTTTTATTCCTAATGCTTTATTGTCCATAACTACTCGGTGCCATAAATGTTCGTCTAACTATTGCTGCTTGTTCATCTTTAGTTTTAACATAATATCCTTCAATATGTGTGTATCCATTTTCTTTTGCCCAATACACTCTCTTGTTGCCTGTATGTACTGCAATACCAGGTATAGGAATTCCTGAATATGCGTCCTTCGGCCATCTTTTTTCTACTAACCAATAATACTTCATATTAGTATATATGATTGGATACATCATACCTAACCTATCTATACTTTTCTTAAATTTAGGATATCTTTTCATCATCCAATCATTATCAGCAGTTAACATTAAATTTTCTAATGGTACTTCTACTACTCTTGGAGTTACACCTACTAAAGGTTCATCTTTACAAGTAACTCTTTTTTTTGCTTTTAATAATTTCATACTTGTAATTCAAAAACATCAAATTCAATGCCTTCTAACTCTTTTGGTTTGCCTTTAGGATAAGTCGGCCAAAGTTGGAATTCTTCTCCAGTTGTATCACTTTTACAACCTGCAACTAACCAATCCCATTTAAATTCTCCATCTATAACAAACTCGTTCATCACTTCATATCTTCCATCTGGTTTTTGTAAAAGTAATTCTTTTTTACATTCTTCCATATTTTTATACCAACCTTCCATTTGAAAAGTTTGTTGTGTTTCTATTGGACTATGACCAATTAGATATGCTAATATTAATATTTTAAAGTCGCCCATAATTTGCCTTTGCTATATACCAACTATCAACTATGTCTGATACTGGATTGCCTGCTTTCGCTGTGTCTAATAGTTTCTTTAAATCTGTTTTTGTATCTTTACAAAATTGTTCGTACATCATTTCTTTATCTGCATTACCTTTACCTGTAGCAAATTTCTTAACAACACTTGGTACAATAACATTATATTTCCATTTTTGTTCTAATAATCTATATTTAAGTATACCACAATTTTCTGCTATTTGAAATAGTGCTTGACCTTTAGAACCATAAGAATAGTTTTCTATTGCTATTGTAATCCCACCAGGTTGATATAAACGTAAAACTTTTAAAACCCAATCAGAAATTTGAGTAAATCTTTGTATAGGGTCTGTCCACGGTTGATGTTCAGAACCATTTATATTTCCAAATACACCTAAATGTTTCTTTTTATTTGTAAGGAAATAAAAGCGACTATGCTCAAATGTAAAGTCTTCTGTTACACATATTGCAGGACTTGTTAAACTATAATCAATCCCAACTTGTTTCATCTTCTTCTCCAATTTCATCTTCTTCATCATCCAGTTCATAACTACAAAATGGACACGACATAGGTTTCATATCTGTTTCTTCATCATCATATTTAATTGTAAATTTAGTCTTACAATTTCCACAGGTGGTCTCAAATTTCTTTATATCATCATTTAGATCCATTATATACTTTTACAATTTAAATTTCTTGAATTGATCCTTCTGTACGTCTTGTTTAATTCCACCTATAACATAACTTTCAATTTCGGTCTCCTGTGGTGCATTTTGTAATGACCTACTATTTAACCAATGGTCAACCCAAGGTAATGGATTTGTCTTTTGGTCATATTGTGGGTCTAATCCAATTGCTCTCATACGTCTATTTGCCATATACTCTACATATTGATGTAATAATTTTTCTGAAAGTCCTATCATAGAACCTTTTGAAAACAAATAAGTTGCCCAACGTTTTTCTTGATTAACTGCTCGTTCATACATTTTATAAACTTCTATTTGTGTATCTTTCATTACCTTATTCATAATCTTATCATTTTCATTATCACGATAGTTATTAATTATTCTTTGTGATATTGATAAATGCAAACTTTCATCCCTTGCAATTAAAGAAAGTATTTTAGCAGAACCTTCTAACATCTTTAATTCTCCAAATGCAAACGAACAAGCAAAAGAAACATAAAATCTTAAACCTTCTAATATATTAACAGTCATCAATGTTAAATATAGTTTCTTTTTCAACTCATACATATCAACACTATCTGGTGTTAATTGCCATTTATAACCTAAATTAATTAAATCATCATATGTTTGTGTTATACTAGTTGCCCTATTTTCAATCTTCTCATCTGTAACTATAGTATCAAAGATTTCACTAGGATTAGGATACAAATTCTTTATAATGTATGTATATGAGTGTGAGTGTATGTTTTCAAAGAAGTCCCAAGCAATGACACAACTTTCTAATTCAGGTATTGAAACAAAAGGTAATAATGCCAACGCAGGACCTCTACCTTGCACACTATCCATCATTGTTTGATATTTTATATTAGAAGTAAATATAAATTTACTTTGTTCATTTAATTCTCTATAATCTGCAATGTCTTTTTGTAAAGATACTTCTTCTGGTCTCCAAAAATAACCTAACTGTTGTTGAAACAGTTTATTAAAGATAGGATATTTTAATACATCATATCTTTGTACCTGTAAATCTTTACCAAAAAACATAGGTTGTTTGGTATAATCTAATTTTTTATCTATATTAAATACACTTTTAGTCATTTATCGGTTCTAATTGTTCTTGCATTCTTTCTGATTCTGTTAATTCATAATGGTGGTCATCACTATCACCTGCTGTCCATTTACTTATATTATCTACACTATACTCTCTAGTAGATACTTTATAATCTGGTCTTTTTGGTTTACTAGGTGTTAATGATTTATCATAAAACAAAACTCTATTATTAGGTTGAGCAGCAAAATGCCCATTATCTAACTTTAGTATGTTAAATGATTTATGTTGAGAAGGAGTTTCACTATACCCTACATTATTTTCTTTATTCGTTGCACAACAACTATCTATACTAAACATATAGTTTCCTTCATATAATTTCTTACTTGGTGATAAAAACGTACATCTATTACCACTTACCAATTGTTTCTGTATAATAGTAATATCATAATCAAAACAATCCCATAACTGTAATTCTGGTAGTGCTATATCTTCTTTTGTTTTTTTCCATACAAAAGCATTTATAGGCAACTTATCATATAGTGCTCCTGTTTCATACAAATAAGTTTCAAAGTATAATGCTCTGCCTTGAATACTTTTAACAGTACACCAAATACCTGGTTCAAACTCTCCAAAACCTTTTTCTAAATCATAAAGGTATTGTTTTTTAACTAGTACTTCCGTATGTGGTACATTTGCACATAAAAATGCCATAAAGTTCCTTTAAATTACGCAGGTTTCACATTCTTCTTCGTCTTTTTTCTCCATTATAGTTTTTGTTTCTGGCACATCATCTTTCCAACCAATAGGGTGTACAGGTTCCTCTATATCTCTTTTACTATCATATGTATTCTGATAATAGGAAGTCTTCCATCCTAATTTATAAGTTGTTAATAAATCTTCCGCCATTATTGATAAAGGTATTTCTCCTTCATCATAATTTTCAGGATTATACGACCAATTACCACTAATTGATTGGTCAAAGTATTTCTGCATTACTGCTACTATGTTTATATATCCTTCGTTAGATTTCATATCCCATAACAATGTATAATTATTTTTCAATTTTTTATAATCAGGTACAACTTGTTTTAAAGTACCTTTCTTACTTTTCTTAACTGAAATATAGTCCCTAGGTGGTTCAATGCCGTTTGTGGCATTACAAACCACGCTAGAGCTTTCAGAAGGCATTTGAGCTGTGAGTGTGCTATGTCTTAACCCAAATTCCTTAATATCTTTCCTCAAGTCTTCCCATTTATAAGATAGTTTCCTAGATACAATCTCATCAACTTCTTTTTTATAGGTGTCTATTGGTAAGATACCGTCTGAATACTTTGTTTTAGAAAAGGATTCACATTTGCCCTTTTCTTTTGCTAATTCATTACTTGCTCTTAATAGATAATATTGGAATGCTTCTGATAACTTGTCTACTTCTTTACAAGCAGTTTTAGTTTCATAACCAACTCCTAGTGTCGCTAAGTAATGAGCAAGACCAATATATCCAATTCCTAAACTTCTTCTATTTCTTGTAGAAATTTCTGCCGCTTTAACTGGATATCTTTGATGGTCTATAACTTCGTCCAATGACCTTACTGCTAAATCGCATAAGGATTCTAATTCATCTAAATCTTTTAAAAGTCCTACATTAATTGCTGATAATATACACAATGCAATTTCTCCATTACCATCTATATGACTTATAGGTGTTGTTGGTAATGTTATTTCTTGACATAAGTTAGACATATAAATTCTATCTTTAAAAGAGGAGTGAGTATTACAATGGTCTATATTCATAATGTAAATACGACCTGTTTCTGCTCTTTCTTTTAAAATTGCCATAAACAAGTCCTGTGCTTTAAGTTTAGTTTTCCATACACTTGTTTTTCTTTCTGCCGTTTTATATATTTCATCAAATTCTTTTGTTCCCCACGCTTCATAAAGTTCTGGTACTTCGTGTGGTGAAAATAATGTTATCTCTTCATCATTAATAAATCTTTCATAAAATAATTTAGATAACTGTATAGAATAGTCTAATTTTCTTACTCTATTATCTTCGCTACCTTTATTATTTTTTAATACAATAATATCTTCTATTTCTTTGTGCCAAATAGGAAAGTGAACGGTTGCCGAACCTCCTCGTACCCCATTTTGAGTACAACACTTAACAGTTGCTTCAAATTTTTTAAGAAAAGGAATGACGCCAGTATGTTGTACTTCGCCACCTCTAATACGTGAGTTGATTCCTCTAATTCTTCCTGCATTGATACCAATACCTGCTCTTTGGGCAACATACTTGCCAATAGCCATATCACTGGAAAAAATACTAGGCAAAGTATCATCAACATCCACCAAGACACAACTCGCATACTGCCTAATAGGAGTTCGTACACCAGCCATAACAGGTGTTGGAATATTAATTTTAAAACGTGAAATAGCGTCATAATACTTTTTAACATAACTCATCCTTTTGTTTTTTGGGTATTGTGAAAATAATGTAGCAGATATCATCATATACATAAATTGTGGCGTTTCATAAATTTGTCCTGTACTTCTATCTTGCACTAGATACTTGTCTATGACTTGTCTTAAACCTGCATATGTAAAAGTATAATCTCTTTCGTGATTTAACCAATTTTCCATTCTATCAAAATCTTTTTTGTCATACCAATTTAAAATTTCTTTATCATAGACGCCTTTGTCTATACCATTTTGTACGTGTTGAAAAATATGTGGATGATCCCACATTTTATGAAATAATTGTTTTCTTAAACTATAGAGTAATAGTCTAGCGGCAACATATTGATAATTTGGATTTTCTAAAGTGATTAAATCGTTTGCTGATTTAATTAAGATTTGTTGAATTTCGTTTGTTGATATGCCATCATAAAATTGTAGACCACTATTCATTTCTACAGAAGAAGCAGAAACTTGCGTTATATCTTCACACGCATATTCTACCATTTGATGTATCTTCTCAATGTTTAGAGATTCCTTACCTCTACCATTTCGTTTCACCACACTAATATTTTCATTCACCATTTTTATTTACACACTCCTAACATTTCTTATAATAGTTTAATTTCGTTAACGCTTCTAATTTACTAAAGGTATTATTACTTATGATATCTCTTAACTCGCTTATTTTCATTCCATTCATTATCATTTCATTTACATCTTTAAGTTGTACGTCATTTGGCCACACTACTACGTTATAATTTTTTTCAATTACAGCGTACATCCTTTTTATGATTTCTTTATTACGAGGTTCGTTGTCAAATATATATGTAACTTGGTCACTTGACACTCTCAATGTTAAGTCAGCACCACCTGCTGCTAAACAATTATCTAAAAACAAACTATCAAGTGGACCTTCAACTATGTAAATATGTTTTTGATAATTTACACGTTCAAGTCCATATACTTTCTGTTTTGTTTCATCAAGTTTAATAGTAATATATTTTGGTTGTTCTTTTCCAAATGCTCTGCCTTGGAATGCAAACAACTGACCAGTTACGTCAAAGAAAGGAATAATTAATCTAGGGTGTTCATAACTTTCTTTAAAAGTCCCTGGTTTCACTTTATTGGCAAAATTGTGAAATTTGTCAACAAAATAAATTATTTCATAATATTGTGGAGGAATCAATCTCTTCTTTACGTACTCCTTTACAGGATGTCCGTCTTTTAACGTACTTACTTTAATACAAGAATCTAATAAATTTGTTTCTTTAAATTTTGTTGGTTTAAAGTCAAATTTCGGCTGGGGCGTGGATGGTGCCGATCCCTTGTATCTCTCTAATAAGTATTCTCCGTATTTTTTGGGATCCAAGAATTTAATGAAATTTGCTAAATTCTGACCCATACCACAATTGTGGCATTTGAAGAACATATCATTTTTTACTCTATAAAGATATGCCCTTGCTTTTGTTTTACTCTTCTGTGAGTCTCCACAATGTGGACACCTAAAATTGAAAAGATAATCTGTCTTCTTTTTAAACTGGCTTAATGCTGAAGAAATAGCATTAATATACTTTAAATCTATATAACTTGACATAACACTATCTCATAATATACACCATAACGCAAAAAAAGTCAAGTCTGCACGGCAAACCTGGTGAAGAAAAAATACCCAGGCTATTTTCCTCGGGTAAAAGGTACGAGTATTCTATTAGCTCATCAACCTAACAATTTCGGAGAAATTGCCAGATACTATCCATCCTATTACTATAGCAGCACCTAATATAATCCATCTATATTTTTCTAACATACCAACTCTAGCACCAATATCGTTTCTTATTGCTTTAATTTCTAATAATAAACGTTTTTCACTTTGTTCTATTTCTCTAGTTAATTCTCTACGTACATTGTCAATTTCACCTGCTCTTTCTTTCAATTTTTCAAATATGACTTCATCAATTTGTTCTTGTCTGCTGATTTTTTCGGAGTGTACTGCGAGCATAGACTTAATAGATGATGATACATCTGTTAATTTATCTATTGCTATATCTAAACGGTTGTGAATTCTATCAAATTCTTCAACGTCTTTTTTGAGTTTAGCAATATCTACTTTTGTTTTTATTCCGTTATTTTCGTCCATTAGAAATCTCTATCTATCCACTTGTAAATACTCCAATTCATATAGAGTAATAGACCCATTATTAACCAAAAATTAATTGTTCCCCAATCCATTATACGTTTCTCCATTGTGTTGGCAACCACCATTCGGTGTACCAATGTCTAAATTGTGCTGGGTGTCTACCTATGATAAAGATATACCAGAAACCCTTTATTAATTCTTTTATTGCTGTTAACCTACTCATTAATCCGTTTGTATGATTGTAATATTTTCTTGGCTGGAACTGCTGCCAATATCAATGTGTTGTGCTTCTTTATCTTGTAAAATTTGAACGTCTGCCTCGTCAGCAGTTTCAATTTTTAAATAAGCACGGTGGTTGTCATTATATCTATTTATAATTGAGTAGCCGCTAACAGACGTATCAACATCAGCGTCATAAGTGTTGCTACCTGTTGTATATCTTCCTGTTAATGTTTCAGAAGTTTTTACATCACCTTCTGTTGTTGTAGTAGTTTGAGTAATATCTCCTGTGGTGTAATTTAATATTTCACCGCTAGTTGTTGTTGTCGTTTCTGATTTTGAATTGTCAACCCATTCTGTTCCACAAGAAGCATTTGCTTTGTCCCAATAGTATCCCCAATTAACACAATCATTTTCATTATCTATATCTGCTAACCATAATTCTAATTCAGCGTCTATGTCATAATCATCCTCATAACTATATTCATCTTCCAATGTTGTAGAATCATCTCCTGTATCATCATATGAACCTGTGTACCACCAACTAGATGTATTGTCATAAAATTTTTGCCAATCTGAATTGGTCCATTCAGAAACATATTTGTCTTTTAAACTTGCCATCTTCCAAGGTTTAGGTTGTCCAGAACACCACTCTGGTTTGTCCCAAGTACCACACCAACCATACCATTTTTTAAATAATTTTCTAGCTCCTTTTTCCCAACTATCATAATCTTTAAACAATGTCCAATCGTCTTCGTACCAAGCGTTTAAATAATCTATATAACTCTGGTTACACCAAGATGTATCCCAACCATTATAATCACAATAGTTTTCTATTGTTAACGTTGGTGGTCCACCTGCCGCTATGTAATCTGCATTATTATAATATTCATTTGATAAATCAAAATCTTCCCAAGTGTATCCAACAACTGTTGATGTTGCTTCTTCTTCAACTGTTTCAGTTACATCTTCTTCCTTTACATCATAAGAAGTTAATCCATATTTTTCTAACGTATCATTATACTCATCATAATAAGCATCCCAATCAACTTTATCCCAATCAACCTCTTCCCAATTAATAGTATCCCAAGTACAATCTGAGCAACCTATTGCGTCAAAGTATGCTTGATCCATTTCAGCGTACATAGTTTTAGCTGTATCCCAATCCATTTTCTGTTCACCAGTAGCATCCCATACTGATATTT